GGCGGCGGAGCCGCTCGGTCGCAGGGCGGGGCTCCGCCCCGCCTTCGTTCGCCGCTAGTAGCCCTTCAGTTCGAGTTGGTTTTCAACGTAGTCAAATGGATATTCCTGACCGTTCTTGAGTTTGAGGACGATGGTATCACGTTCCATCTCACGCACTAGCTCTGTGCCGGGTTTGTGAATAGACACCACCTTCAGAAGATCTTGGTCTATCTTTCTGGGTGTGTTGGTCTGTACAGCTATGTCGTGAAGGCGGATGCTCTGGTCCAAGATCGACTTGAGCGTCTTGTTACACACGGCTCCGTTGTTCACACCTTCGTCGCAGTCTATGACCGCCACGACTCGCCTGGCCTCACTCTTGGGCTTCATGCTGTACATGTTGATGAGGTCGTTCATGGATGACATACCCAATCGGATGGTTCTATCCCAGTCAAAATAGACCATAACAATACCAATAAATGTAAATACAATGGTAAGAATAATTAACCACCTTTTCATTTTATTCACCTCAATATAATTCATAGCGGACGGGCGACGGAAGGCGGGGCAGAGCCCCGCAAGCCCGCCGGCGACCTTCGGTCGCTAGCCCCACAGCTCCGCTCGGCAAGGTCGCTAGGTCGCTAGAGGCATCAATGCTGTATACATCGCCTCTCCATTGATCAGGTACCCCAACACCATCCCAGGTACAGAATTCCTATACTTAGTTAGGTTGACCACCTCCTCTGTATTCGTATACGAATACACATCCACCGCTGCGTCGCCTTCGTTCGCCGCTATGTCAATATCTGGAATCATGTACGCATTGTATCCATACTTGTCCCAGAATTTAACCAGCTCAGACGCCACATCAAGACCAGACTTAATTATAATCCTCTCCACCTTTTCATCCTCATTGAATTCTTCCTCAGGTGTCACGTTCTGAGCAAGATAAATCTGATCTCCAATCGCGGTGTTGTACATGAAGTACGGCTGCGGGTGATCTACCCTCACGTTCTTGGTCACAGTGTTGTTGGTCTTGTAGCTCTCGATCAGCCCCGTCACGGCTTCAGGGCTGTCCAATATAAACTGAGAAGACATCTCGTCAAAGTCCGAAATCTCGTCGTAAAAACCCTCTATGTTCACTTTGTCCTTGTACGCGATTAGCTCATCAAAGTGGGTGTTCTGGTACAACCTCAACATGTACATCAGCCTCATAACCATCTCCCTGGAGGTAGTGATTACCTTACTCCGTCCGTCCACAAACTGCGAATCTAGCGAGTACTTGGATGACAGGTTCCTGCTCATGAACACTTTGTCAGGCTTAATGACTGTGTGCTCATTGATGAATTGAACGAGTTGTTGCTCGTTCAGCGGCTTGGTCGTGTAACCCTTCGCGTGCATGAATCGCGACATGAAGAACAGACCGTATTGGTAGATGATCTTGGCTATCTTCTTGTTGTGGCTGAATTTGGACACGATCGTATTCGTTGGCTTCATGAGATCATCATACTTCTCGGGGTCATCCACAGCCAGCACACCATCCAGTCTGTTCGTATCGTCGCAGAGGAACGTGACGTTCAGGTTTCCCTTACTCATCGTCGCCTCAACCTCACGTACCCGGTCGGCCCTGACGCGTTGTTTTGTGAACACTATCTTATAGTACTTACCAAAATCCCTTAGAACGGATAGTGACGGTCTGAATACTCGCGTGGCCCTGTCGGCGTTGTAGGGAGGAAGCGGTTCTGATACCATAGTGACTATATCACCCTTGAAGTCGATGTTGACCACTCTGCACTTACCGTAGATGTCGATGACCTGAGACTGCACGTGAAGTCTTGGTATGGCGATTGACGGCAACATGGTGTTGTGACTGAAAGACCTATTGAGGTTCCTGAAGACCTGCCACATCTTTTCAACCACAGGATCCGAGTAAGGAAACGATGTTTTCATATTATCTAAGGTCTTCGTATCGGACGTCTTGGTCCTGGTGATGAGCTCGCATTGGATCTCTGAGACCTCGGAGTCGCTGGTGTTGATGTCGTGCTGGTAGATGAAGACGGTCCTGCGTGTGTGTGTAGGCTGCATCTTGTAATAGGCCTGGGCGTGACGGAGGATGTGCATGGTGCCGCTCGGGTCCTTGTCGCTGGCTGACAAGACGAAGATGTTACAATTGAAGACCAGTTCGAGGACGTGCGCAAACTCGAGGGCGTTAAAGCTTGAGTTGCGGAACTTGTCCATGATGGTAGACATGGGTTCGTCATAGAATTCCTGCATGGCCGCCATGGCGTTCGTCTCTGTCGCGATCTCCTTCCTCATGCGCTCCACCACGGGCACACGGTTCTCCACCTTGAGGAACTGGATGTCGTTGATATCGAGGGCCAACATGACGCACTCTAGGAACGAGCTCTTGGTGATGTTGGACCCCACCCTGATGAACTGGTATTCGGGATTAGGCTCAATCAGGGAAAAGAGCTCCTTGATGTTGTTTGGGAGCGTGCCTGGCAACCCCGGTGGAAGCGTCTTACCTGAGATGAAGATGTCCTGCGTTGCGCTGTTCTTGTCCTTCACCCCCCCTTGGCCGAAATAGTGTTTAAATTTGGTGCCTTCCCTGTTTTGGTCTTTCGTGTAGCAGCAAGGTAAGTATGGGAATCTCTTCTTATTTTCAAGCGTGTTGTCCCTCAGGCCTGGATATGGATGGGTGGTGTGATCGCAAACGTAATAACGCTTGGTGCTCTCTCCGTAGGCGGGGAACTCCATGACCTGCTTCTCTTTAGTTTGCCTGTATTGCACGGCTTGATCCTTGGTGATGATGTTGGGTCGTTTGAGGCATTTCCTTGAGTACGTGGGTAGAAAGATGTCAGGCGCGATGGCCCTCAGTTCAAGCTTCTCCAGTTTCCTGGGCCTCATGACCAGTTTGGCCTCATCATCCTTGAGGAATTTGGATCCCAGGTACTTCCTGTATTCGGTCAGAATGAGGTCCCTCTCGTTGTTGTAGAGGGTGAAGAGCCTCCCCAAGATCTTTTGATACTTGAGCGAGTCCGCAATAGTCTTGGCCTTCACCCTAGCCCTAATGAAGGTACTGCCCTCGTCTTCCATCCCGTATATGTTGGCCTTGTCGGTCTCCCTCATATTGACACTCAGAATGTCTGAGGTGTTGAGGATGTGCATGTACGCGTTCGTCTTGATCTTGGACGCCCTGATTGACTCGTTGAGGGATACGATCTTGTTGAAGAAAGGGTTGTTCATGCACATCTCCGCCCAGATGGGAATGAGGATCGTCTGGAAAGGGTACGCTATGTACCCCCCCGTGAAGAGCTCGTCGACGCGCACGATCATATCTCTACGGAGGCTACCCGACCGGAGGTCGCTTGGGAAGATGTCCAGCGCCCTGTCAATGAAGTCGTCTCGCGATACGTTTCGGTGACCTACGTTCATACTGAGAGTGGCCACGACCTCGCTGCGACCATCTTTGTTGATGACCGTGAAAGCGGCGTCTGTATACTTTTTGTATTGGTTCTTGAGCTGCCTCAGATCTGCGGTCACCTCCCCGTTTACCTTGACCAAGATCACGTTGGGCGTCTCCAATTCTAGCCAATCTGGGTTTGGGGCGAAATCGTGGAAGACCTTGTAGAACGGCCCGGCATCTGTGGCGATGCCTGTGGTAGCGTACGGGGCCATCTTGGTGACTGAGAGGGTATTGAAGAGTTCAGATACGGTGATAGGGTCTCGTTGGGGGAAGCGGATGTTGAACTGGACCATAGAGACCTCGTACTCAACAGTCCTGATGGAGGGTATGTTCTCAAACTCCTCAAAGGCCTGCTTTGTAGCGTCTACCACTTCACGGAGTTTGGCTATCTTGTCCCTCATTTTCTTCTTGATGTCGTGCCTTTCCTTCCAGATCGCACCGACGCCCAGGGCGGTGAGTCCTTTGATGACGAAGGTCATAAGCGTCTCGGCGTTGGATTCGTCGGTTTGCATAACAGCGTCATCGCCTATAGTATGCGTCACCACAAAGATCCTCTCGGCCTCAGCTCGATCTATCTTGCTAAAGTCGAGCTGGTCCTCGGGGAACTTACGATTGGTAGCTTTCAGGATAGGTGTGAGGACGTTGGTCACTGTCAGGTCGCCGGTCTGCGTCGGGCTCTCGAGCTCGGGCTCAAACACGAGGTACTCTGATAGCGTTTGCATAGATACGGCTATACGAGCCTTGATGGTATCCACCGTGTCACATAAATATACCTTGAAGTTCTTACCATTTATCTTCATTTTTACTGACTGAGGAAAGCTTTAATGCATCCTTTAGGGACTATAGATACATAATCATACCTAAAAATAACTCCAGTTTCACGGGTATTTTACTCTTCGGTAATGTTCATAGAACATGACCGACCTACGCACTGGCATCTGTATCAGATGAAAAAATTTGAATTTATCTAAAATTTCGCATGTCCAAAGTAAAAAGTAAAATGGCAGGTCTAAATGAAGGACAGTGTGATGAAGTACCTAAACTAATCATGTTTCACATAATACATACATACTCAACGATCTTATCAAATATGACAGGGCGTTCTTCACAGGATGCATAAGTGAACCAAGGAAAGCGATGCAAAAGAAAGACATACCTCAAGACAAATACTGGTTCGCCGCGTACAATAAACGAACCGATGCATGGTCTCCAGCAATTCCTGAAAACAGAAAAGCCAGAGTCCTCATATCTCAGGAATGGGCAGAAAACAACTTACCCAAGTTCACAGATAACCAAGATGGATACAAATACAAACCTCTACCTCCTTTGCTGACTGGAGACGTACATGAAATGGAGGTGGAGGTCAGAGGAGAACTAACTAGAGAAGGTATCCGTTTCAAATGCAAAGATGTAGCTCGCCTGTTTGATATGCCATCATTAGAGAAGAATATAAGTAAGTTACTGGAGAGCTCATTTTATGAAGTGTTCTACACAGAGGGCAGTACCAGAGTTGCCTACTTCACATACCATGGCATCATCAAAGTCATCTCGACACGATCATACAATATCTCAAATGTAACCAAATTCATGAATACACCTCTAATGAAAGAGCTACAACAACAATCCCAGAACATGGTTGTTATTATGCCATGCAAGGAACAGCAAACGATCCAGGCCATACAAGAAGCCCTGTTGAATGTGATGAGTACGATCATCAAGACAGGGATAGATCTAATGAACATGAAAAAAGATAGATCCGTTTCTTACTAATTATTAGGTAGGTTATAACCACGAGTGGTTATAACTATGAAATCTATCCATATCATGGACCTTTGGTCGCCTTCGTTCGTTAAGCATCATCTATTCTGAGGGTGCTCATACCTATGTCTAGCGCGTCACACTTCACAACGGTCTCACTCATCGTCATATCCTCCATGCATGTCGCCAACTCGTCCACATCTTCAACCCCGTAACGGTCTTTCAGGAACCCCACCAGGTCGTTAAAGTAGGACGAGCTTATGAACCGGTAGAGGTTGTACTTATCGTTAACCGATATCCACTTCTTCACTTCGTCCACGATACTCTTGTCGTTCATCACGATCTCTATACCGCCCGATTCTATTGAGAAGTATTTGTATTTGTAGTGCCACTTGAGCTTGTACCGCTCTGCTTCTTCAATGATGAGATCATAGTGAATGAAGAACGAGTCATTTTTGAATATCTGTCTGACCGTGTCGTTGATCTTGTCTAGCGGACACTGGAAGAGCTCGTTCTTGACGTGATGGTCTGCCAGAGCCCGATGGATGAGCGTCTCGAGGTTCATGTAGTTCACCGTTTTCCAACAGTTGACGATGTAGAACTGGTCATCGTATGTCCTGGTGTTGTTGAACTGCTTCATGCGCCGTTCAAGGTTGTCCGTGAAGCCTATCTTGTATATATCCTTCTCCTTGTACAAATCTGTACTGATAGCATATACATAGCCACTCTTCATGTCTTACTAATAGAGGTAATTTTGGGCATAAATCTTCATATTCTTTTACATCTCAGTTGATGCACCGGCACTCATGGTTGGTTCCTTCATGCTGCGCTCTGCCGTGTTGGTCATGCTGTTGATGGTGCCCAGGAGGTTTGTTCCGGTCTTCTTGAAGATCATCTTGCTTACGACGAAGAGGACAACGTTCATAGTGAGCATCATGAAGAGCCTGATCTCTGGGGACCACTTGCTTCCTGACGGCATGTAGCTCTTCTCGGCCATCTCCACGAGCAGCTGATCGTATGTTTTCATTGACATGATCTGTTGCTGCGCGAAGCCTTCCATGTCAAAGTTGACCTTGCCAAGGGCCACTTCACACCCCATGACGAAGACGATCATGTATCGCTTCCAGTTCTCTACGGAAGAGTCAAGGGATAGCTTCTTGGTGAGCATCTCATACTTCTGGGACATGAGCTTGGGGTCAGAGTATAGCGTGAACTCAGGGATGCTGGCGTTGGGATGCATGCGCCTCAGAACCTCATATTTGAAGTAAACAGTATTCCTCTCTTTCTGCGTCTCCTCGTCTTCCTCCACGTAGTTGTACGAGTTATTGATGGTTACCTTCTTCTTCTGTTGTAACTCTTGAAGGGTTGGAGGTTCAGGGGCCGACGCCGCTTGCGACTTGTCCTCGCCCAAGAGCGTGTTGAGTTGATCTTCGATGATCTTCTCTCCTGAGTCCTCGTCTCCTTCTCCATCGCCCGCACCACTGCTGTCAACAACCTGTTCCTCTGCGTGAGATGATTGGAACTGTTCGAACGATGTGTCCCGCGTAGGCTCGGGCTCAGGTTCAGGTTTGGGTGGTGGGGGCTTGTGGAGCTTGTTGAGCAAGTCCTTGCGTACCTTGGTTTTGTTTTCTAAGAGCTCTAGGTATAGTATTGGCATGCGTGGAAAGCTCTTCTGAGGCAATACGCGTTCATAGTCTTCAATAGGAATACGTTCTATCAGTAATTCTCCCATTTTTGAACCTGTTGTGGTTTTTGTTAACCCTTTATAGCGCTATATTATCAGTTACCCCTTAGGGTAATTGACCTTAAAATATCCTAAGAAAAGTGTTTACTCGGTCGCTTCAGATAATTTCTGAAGGGGTATAATCTTTTGAGTGCATAGTCGAACACAAACACCTGAGACGAAAACATTCCCACACGTGTGTAAAAGTCGTCGACGAGGCTGAACTTTTCCATCATCGTGAACAGGACTATGAGCTGCATCAACACCAGGGCTACGAGCTTGACGTTGCTCTCCTCCTCTGGATCTATCTGCTTGTAGACATAGATGCCGACCCACTCGACCACCATGCCTATCACAAAGCCAAATGCAAACTTTGCTACGTTTTGGATGACCATTTTAACTGGGTAGATAACTTACGCACACCGCTTAGTTCTTGGGCTTGGTCCTACCTTGCCCGTATATCTTAGGAACGTGGTGGGGCCTGTTTGACGCGTCAAAGATGCTCACGCGCTCCCTGATCATCTGCATCCAGTCGTCTGGACGCTCCTTCTGCATCTTCTCATCAAATGGAAAGGAGCCGTCGAAGTTCCTCTGAACGTAGCTACCCCACTTGGAGCCGTTATCCTCAATCTTCGGCCCGATCGGCATGCCGAACGCACTCTGAAAAGACGGGTTAAGGCAACTCGAGTCGTTGCTTGATTTGCTGCTTGAGTTAGAGTTCATTTTCACTTTACTATCTAAGTCTTATTCTTTAAGTATAAAATCAGCTATTATAGTAACCCTAGTCAAATTGCTAGTACTCAATAAGTTGGCCAAAGCACGCCATCGAGGAGGTGGATGATCCCGTTCTTGCACATGATGTCACCCTCGATAAGTGTGTGATCTCTCACTCTGATCTCCCCATCATTATATTTGGTGATTCCAAGATTGTTCTTGGGATGGTCGAGGGGGTACACGATCTGGTTGTTTGACAGCATCCCCGTTGTGATCACGCCCGGCACGGTGGACATCTTCAAGATCCGGATGGCCGTGTTGGGGTCCAGCATAGGGAAGTCAGGGGGGAGCCGCTTGGGTACAAACAGAGTGTAGCGGCGTTCGGTCGCGTTGTAGAAGGGCAACTGCCCCGCTTTCTTGATGATGGGGAGGAAATGAGGTAAGTTCTTAGCCACGTAGTCCAGTATGGTACCCGGCGTGGCGACCTCGCCTTTCGGGGAGGCCTCATCCGGCTCATACATCAACGTAGCCTGAGTAAATGGTCCCACGTATGTCATTTTTAAAGTTACAAGCTTATTTTTAGCTAGTTATCTTTAAAGATCAAATAGGATCTATGTGTTTGAAACAGAGATAAAACATGCGATATTTCTCACTTTTATCTTTGTTCTACTTCATTGTAGGCAGCTTTTTTGGTAGCTCATATGCTGCTCCATTCACGGTCCCGTACCGATATCCGACTCAAACAGAGGTCACATACAACCAGAACATCACAGTCAGCTCTCAACCCATCACCGATGCCGACATTTTCATTGAGAGGGGTGTGATTGAGCACCTGATTAATACCAACTTCCTAAGACCCCGATACCTGACCAAATGGAATAGATTGAACAAACTGACCGTCCTGAACCCGACCCAGGCCGTCAGGATGATGCGCCTCAAACGCAGGCNGAGTAACGCTCTCCGCAAATTCCAGCGCGCCAACGAACTACCCCAGACCGGCATCATCGACACCCCCGTCATCAGGATCGTGTTCCCCGTCACATGCGGCACCCCCGACTACGTGGACGAACCCTTCGATGACGGGTTCAGTAGCTTCGACGACTACGACACAGATGACACAG